GGCCGCATTGTCTCACCTGTCAGATTCTGACACGTCAAAATCTGACGCATCAAAAACTGACCCGTCAAAATTTGAGGCATCAGAATCCAGCAAAAACGGTGGTTTTGACCCGTCAGAATCTGGCGGGGATCCGTCAGTAAATTCAAAACATGATCCATCAGATAAAAAACCTTCCTGTCAGGTTGCTGAGCAACCCGACCCTGCAGTGGTAATCACTGACCAGGCTAAACAGGTTTTATCTCACCTGAACAAGACCACCGGATCCCGGTACCAGGTCTGCAAATCATCTCTGGAAAACATCCGTGCCCGACTGGCGGACGGGTTTACACCTGAAGAACTGGTGCTTGTCGTGGATTACAGCGTTGAGAAGTGGGGCTCAGATCTGAAAATGGCCGAGTACCTCCGCCCGTCCACGCTCTTCCTGCCGGGTAAGTTCCCGGGCTATCTGCAGTCTGCGAGCAAGTGGGATTCCGCCGGACGCCCGGCACGCGATACATGGGGCCAGCGCAGCAAGCTTCCTGATTCAGCGGTGTTCCGTTCGAGTCACCAGGACGTGGCGTACACCATTCCGGAGGGGTTTCGCGGATGAGCATCGCATCGAAAGTTTTGCAGTATGTCATTGAGAACCCGGGCTGCAATTATCGCGATATTGCCAAAGCCATGCCGGGAACCAACACCAGCACTATCAATCGCTGCCTTGGCCGTTTTTATGAGGAGGGGAAGTTGCGCCGGGATTTTCAGGAATCGACGCTGATTTACTACCTGTCTAACCAAACCCTGGCAGAAACGCTATCAGAGGAAGACCTCCGGACACTGACCGGGCTGGAAAACCGGGCGCAGCAGCTGGAAGCGCAGGGGCTTTATTTCCGCGCCGCATCGGTCTGGCTTAAAGCGTTTGATATGGCGATTAGTAGTACTGATCGGAATCGTTATGTTTCACGCCGGGCCTTGTGCCTCAGGCATGCAGGAAATTTCATGACACCGGAAGGGCGGTGCTATCTCGCTGGCCGCTACGTGGGTGAAGACAAATGACGAAAAGGACCTGGCAGCGACCGTTCTTAAAGTGGGCAGGCGGAAAATATTCGTTGCTTACCGAGCTGAATGAATTAATCCCGTCAGGACGACGCCTCATTGAGCCGTTTGTTGGTGGCGGATCGGTGTTCCTGAATTCGGATAAACACGCCAGCTTTCTCCTGGCCGATGTGAATACTGATTTGATCTATCTCTATCAGATGCTGTCGGTAGTGCCTGAAAAAGTTACGGCTGAGGCCCGCTTGTTGTTTGCATTGCTCAATACAGAAGAGGGATACCTGGCAGTTCGTGACGATTTCAACTCACAGCGCCTCGCTGGTCCGGAGCGTGCCGCCGCTTTCCTGTTTCTTAACCGCCACTGCTTCAATGGTCTGATCCGTTACAACCGCGCCAGTGAGTTCAATGTTGGGTGGGGCAAATATTCAGCACCTTATTTCCCCGAGGCAGAGATCGAGGCGTTCGCATCGATGGCGCATAACTGCGTTTTCCTGAACGCCGGGTACTGCCGGACATTGGCACTGGCAGGCGAGGGCGATGTGATTTATTGCGATCCACCATACGAGCCGATGCCCGGTACTGCCGGATTCACCAGTTATGCCGCTGGTGGTTTTACATGGGACGACCAGGTTGCGCTGACAAAATCATGCATAGCCGCCCACCAACGTGGCGCCAGAGTGGTGATCAGCAACTCAACAGCGCCCCGCGTCATCGAACTTTACGCACAGCACGGCTTCACGCTGCACGAAGTGAGCGCCCGGCGCTCCATATCAAGCAAGGGCAGCACCCGCGAAACAGCAAAAGACATTGTGGCAATTCTTTGAGGGCAAACAGTGGAAACGATAAAGAAGTTAACAGCCCGCCAGCAGGAGGTTTTAGACCTTGTGGCTGATTACATCGCTGATCATGGCTTCCCGCCAACGATTTACGAACTGTCAGGGCTGATGGGCTGCCGTTCTCCCAATGCGGCTAATGACCACCTCCGCGCGCTACAGCGTAAAGGCGCAATCACAATTACCCCGGGCGTCTCCCGGGGCATCACAATCACCGGCCAGAGCGTAGAGGATGAGGCAATCGCCCTGATCCGCGCGCTACTTAATGGCGACGACCAGGCGCGAGAGAACGCGATCGCCTTTCTCGAAATGCGTGGGGTCGAGCTATGAAGCTGACCCTGCCATTCCCGCCCAGCGTGAACACCTACTGGCGCGCCCCGAATAAAGGGCCGCTGGCTGGTCGGCACCTGGTCAGTGCTGCCGGGCGTAAATATCAAAGCGAAGCCTGCGCGGCGATTGTCGAGCAGCTGCGCCGCCTGCCGAAGCCATCAACCACGCCAGCGGCGGTCGCAATAACTCTTTTCCCGCCAGATCAGCGCCGTCGCGATCTGGACAACTACAACAAGGCGCTGTTTGACGCGCTGACGCATGCGGGCGTCTGGGAGGACGACAGCCAGGTAAAACGCATGCTGGTGGAGTGGGGGCCAGTGGTACCGAAGGGCAAGGTCGAGATAACCATCACGCCATTCAGTCAGGGGATGGATATATGTCCAGCTGTGGGTTGAAAGAAAAGCGATATGGCAGTAATGTCAAAAAGTGCAAGCGAAGCGGGCGTGCAGGCCCCTCGCAATACAATCAGTGGAGACAATATGACTAACCAGGTTATGGGCTTTGCTACGCCCAAAGATAGCGTTATTGCTGTATCCGCAAATCAGTCGAACATTTCCGTTCCGGCTATCACCTACCGTAACCAGCGAGTAATTACCACCGAGCATCTGGCGCTTGGCTATGGCACTTTACCGATCAGAATTCAGCAGAATCATATCCGCAACGAGAGTCGTTTCATTGAAGGCAAGCACTACTTCCGCGTTACGGGCGACGAGTTAAAATCGTTCCGACTATCTTTTAGCGAGTCGGTTAATAAACATACATCCGTTCTCATTCTGTGGACTGAACGGGGGGCCTCCCGCCATGCAAAAATGCTTGAGACCGATCAGGCGTGGGATTTTTACGAGGAGCTGGAGGAGCATTATTTCCGGAAGCGTGAACCGCAGGGCGTTCCGGTAATCCCCAACTTTTCCGATCCAGCGCAGGCCGCCCGCGCCTGGGCTGATGAGTTTGAGGCACGGCAGCGCGCCGAAGCTGTTACCCACCAACAGGCCGAATACATCGACCAACTCGAAAATCTGTTTATTGATGGCCTCACGCCTGTTCAGTTCTGCAAGCGCCTGAATGGCGTCAACACCTCCAAAGTTAATGCATGGCTGAAGTCAGCTAACTGGCTGTACGATGACAATCCCGACGGCAAAACCGCTCACTGGCGTGTGCGATCCTATGCCCGTGATAAATACCTCACAGAGAAAACAAGCAAGATCATGCCAAATGAATCGGTAAGCTTCACAAGCTTTCAACCGATACTCCTTCGTTCTGGCGCTGTATGGCTTTACCGAAAATACCTTCAGGGATGCTTGCCCATGAAACAAACATGGAACGGTGAGTTTACCCACGATAAAGCCCTGGCGGCAGGGGGTGATCATGAGTAACCAGCGTAAAGCGAATCTTTTTGGTTGCTCATCGGTTCACAAAGCACCCGGCAAAAAATCAGGTGCCATGAACGCCCTGAGCGTTGAGCAGTTTTTGGATCTTGATGAAGTTAAGCAGCATGTCTTATCGCATCCTGATTCTGTAACCCGCCGGTATGGAGAGGTTTTTTTTATTTCGCGTGATCTGGCACTTCGTTACCTCCACTTATGCGGAAATAAACGCCTGAAAAAGGAGTTCCGTAAAGCAGTCGGGAGCGTGGCATGAGGGCGCTGCTTAATCCTGTGGTTGTACGTGAGTTGGGTGTGGTTATGTTCCGACCAGGGCAGGATCTGCTGCCGCACTTCTGTCGCGGTCGCATCCTGCTGGAGAATGAACCGGATCGCCTGGCTGACCTGCCAACTGGTGAAATCCCAGCAGCGCGCCAGCCACTGGCAGAAGACCCGGTTATGGTGCCTGTATTCGAACATCCCGAAGTGATACTGCGGGCTGGTGGACTGGCGAGCCTGGAAGCCTGGCTGCTGCGTGAATCAGGCTGCCAGTATCCGCATACCAGCTATCACCATCACGAACTGGTCACCATGCGGCATGAACCCGGCGCGCTGCGGCTGTGCTGGTCCTGCGACAATAAGGTGCGGGACCATTTCACCGCCGAACTGGCGGGCATTGCGCGGGCAAACCTGGTAGCCTGGGTATTGTCGGTGGTTCGGCGCGGGCTGGGGTTCGACGATTCCCACGCGGTGACCCTCCCGGAGCTGTGCTGGTGGCTTACGTTCAACAAGCTGGCACACGTGATCCCGGACTCAGTCGCGCGCCAGGCGATGCGCATGCCGCCGCGGGTTATCCAGTCGGTAACCCGTGAATCGGACCTTATGCCGTCGGTACCGGCCACCAGCATCGTTGAGGAGGCTGTAAAACAGGTGCTGGCGCTGAAGGTTGACCCGGAGACGCCGGAGTCATTCATGTTACGACCGAAGCGCCGCCGCTGGCAAAACGAGAAATACACCCGCTGGGTGAAATCGCAGCCGTGCGCGTGCTGCGGCAAAACAGCAGACGATCCCCACCACCTGATCGGATACGGTCAGGGCGGGATGGGGACCAAAGCCCATGACCTATTCGTGTTGCCTTTGTGCAGAACGCACCACGATGAACTTCATGCGGATGTAGGCGCTTTTGAAGCCAAATACGGCACGCAGCCGGAGCTGCTGCTGAAAACATTAGACCGGGCGCTTGCCATTGGCGCGCTGGCGTAGACGGAGTGGAGACCGCGATGAATCTGGACAGCGTAATAAAATTTTTCGCCCCGAAAGGGATGCATATTTCTGACAGTGTACGCGCTACTGCGAGCGAACAGTTAACGGTAACGGATGTGATGGCCGCGCTGGGTATGACTCAGGCAGACGCTGGAATCGGGCTTGCCATGTATCTGGGAAAAGCGGGGATTAGCCCACAGGATAAAGATGCCGCGATAGCCTGGCTGACCGAATACGCCAAACTGCGTGCGCCAATGGCGGTGCGCAAAGCAGCCGGCAAAAAATTTCCGCTATGCATGCGGATCCTCGCCCGGTTCGCCTTTAACGATTACGCCTCATCAGCCGCAGACAGTTACGATTGCCCGAAGTGTCATGGTAAAGGCCTGATCACTAAAACCAGCATGATCACTAAAAGCCATTACTCAATGCGCCTGCCTCAGTTCGCCAAAAATATGGGGCAGTCGCCTTCTGATTTTGAAGTTAAGCGTGAGGTCACCGATACAGATCATCATCTTTGTGAGAAATGCCACGGTACCGGTAAAATCAGTAAACGCTGCCAGTGTGGCGGAACGGGCAAGACTCTCGACCGCAAGAATTCAGAGCTTCAGGGTGTGCCGGTTTATAAAGAGTGTAAACGCTGCGAGGGAAGGGGATACAGCAGGCCAAAATCATCAGTGGCATACCGTGGCATTCTTTCTGAACTGGACAGCCTGCCGGACCGTACATGGCGATATAGCTGGAAGCCGTTCTATGAAAGTCTGGTAACCAAATGCTTTGAGGAAGAAAGCAATGCGGATGCACAACTGAAAAAGGTAACACGTACGCAGGATATGATATAAATCTCATAATTTAGCGTCACGTTACTTGCAAAGTTGCCGTTTTTGTGTAAATTTGACGTTAACGATGGGCATTGTATGTTCAGAGTTAAGAAACCCGCCATATAGCGGGTTTTTAACTTTTAAAGCAAGCCTATTGCCCCGCCGGCGATAGATGCAACCAAAGGATGTTCAGCGAACCGCCGAAGAAGACTTATTGCTTCTTCCTTTTCTTGTGGTTGTGCATTTGAGTTATCAATTAAGTTAATGAGCGTTTCAATACTATTGGTGATCTCCTGACGATTGTGATTACCAATTTGAACATTTCCGCCGTGAATATTGATCTGCTGCGAAGAGAGGGCGGGCATAGTCTTTTTAGGACCAACTTTAAGTTGATAGTGAGGGCCGAACCCTCCGATGCTGGTATCGTAGAAATTAGCTTTATAAATTTCTTTGTGTTCTTCTTTCCCATTAGGAAGCACACGCACTACCGTATCACCATCATCTACGTCAGCCATTTTGTCATTTATTATGACTGTGTCTCCGGCAAATTTTGCATTATAGGGACCTACTCTGGTTCCGTCGTGTTTCAAGATAAAAGCTTCTTCTTTTGCTGAAAGCATTTTAGCTCCTATGTGGTAAAGCCAGCAGAAACTGGCTGATTACCTTTATCGTGAAATCATTAAGGCGTATGCGATGTGGATCAAATGATGTGTAATTGCCATCAAGATCTGCCAGAACACAAACAAACTTGCAGTCCATCAAGTGATACGCATCTGAAAAAATAACATCTTAAACAGGCTGCCATTCGGCGGCCTTTTTATTTCCCCTCATTCCTGAGAGGACTCACCACTAACGAGGGGGCGTAATGTCCGATCCTGTTTCCGGCACTACTTTAGCTGGTGGTAGTGCACTGACCGGCGCAAGCATTTTTGGCCTGCTTACCGGTACTGATTACGGCGTGGTGTTCGGCGCGTTTGCCGGGGCCGTGTTCTACGTGGCCACCGCTGCCGACCTGACGATTTTCCGCCGTTCTGCATATTTCGTTGTTTCGTATTTCGCTGGCGTGTATGGCTCCGGGCTGGTGGGTTCATGGCTGGCGAGCATAACCGGCTATGCCGATAAACCGCTGGATGCTCTCGGCGCGGTAATGCTGTCTGCCGTGGCAATCAAGACGCTGACGTTTTTCAGTGAACAGGACCCGCTAAAGCTGCTCGCACGCTGGAGAGGGGGAACCAATGGTAACTAACGATCCGCTGG